AACCCCGCAAACCTAGCCACCTATATTGACTGGCCTTGGCGCTATCAAGTGGCTTCCATCATTGATGGTTTTTATTTTTCTTTCTCTAAGGTTTCTCTTTTGTTGCACATGGATGGTGAAGAAGACTCGCAAGCCTTTATTGATTCCTCCTTAAATAATCTTGATTTGACAGCTTATGGAAATGCCAAGATTAATACAACTACTAAGAAGTTTGGAAGCGGATCTGCTTCTTTTGATGGTGATGGGGATTATATTTTGGTTTCACAAGACCCCTCTCTTGATATGGGAACCGAAGATTTTACAATAGAATATTGGGCTTATTTAACCGAAAATACTAAACAGTATCCAGTTCACATAGCAACAACATCATCTTATCAACAAGGAGTATTTGGTATGGGGTTTAATAGATCCGATTATCTAAATAAAATATGGGTGTTTTATGATGCAGCAGAAGCTGACTTTTTCCATCAATCAGAAGAGCTTAGTCTTAATCAATGGTATCATATTGCAGTAACCAGAAAAAAAACAATCTGGAGAGCGTTTGTCAACGGCATTCAATTTGGATATACTGAAATAAACCAAACCAATACTGTAAATTTAGCGTTAGGTGGAGCAATGGGTATTGGTGGCAGTTCATGGGATGGTGAAGAATCATTTACCAATGATTATATTGATGAACTAAGAATAATTAAAGGTATTGCCATATATACTGGAAACTTCACCCCATCAACAGAGGCCTTTCCCAATCAATGAGCATTGAAGATATTCCAAGGCGTAGAGGCATGGAGCGTGGAGTAAAGCTCACGATGAGCGAGTTGATTGCGGGCATTGCCCTGATGGTCACCTTGTTTTCGGCGCTTAATGGATGGGTTGTCCTGCCAGAGCAGATGCGGTCTATCCAAGCCAATGATGCCAAACAGGATGCGCGGATTGAAATGATCAACAAGGAAAACCAAGAGAGATCTGAGACCTTGGCGCGAATTGACGAACGCACAAAAAGAATCGAAGATTACTTGAAATCCAAGGGATTCTAGTCTAGCTTTAAAACTTATGAAATCATTCTTCACTTATCTATTCGGGGTTCCCGCCAAAATTTGGAGCTTCTATGCTCCGATCCTTCGTGAACTCTTTGTGGATGCCGCCGCATCCCTATTACCTCTCGCTCTGGATATTGTTCGCGAGTTGGCTGATTCCAGCAAAACTGGTTCACAAAAACGCGAAGCTGCCGTAAAAAAGCTTACCCAAGCTGCTCTTCGCAATGGTATTGATGCTTCCGAGTCCCTGATCCGCTTTACCATTGAATCAGCGGTTCAGCGCGTGAAGGTGGAGGAATAATCAAATGAAAGATAAAATCCTAGCATTTTTGGTCTCTAAATCTGGCGGCATCATCACCCCGCTTATCGCCATGGCTGTGGCGGCGGTTGTTTCTAAGCTCGCCATGATTGATCCCAAGTTGGCTGAATCCGTAGACCAAACAACCCTCACAGGATTTGTTGTAGCCCTCTTGATCTCCATGGTTAATTACTTCACCAATGAAGTGAATGTCAGGGGCGTTAAGAAGATTCAAGCCTTGGTCAATACAGATATGGATGGCGTGGCTGGGCCTGTAACCTACACCGAAGTCCGCAGGGCTATTGAGGTGCCTGCTGCCCGCAAGCCAGCCCGCAAGCCCGCCTGTAGCCGCAAGAAACGTCTGTGAAACCTCTTTCCCATGAAGTCCTCAAAGCAATACTCGTCCCAGTCCCGCCCAAAGAAGATCGCAGAAGTTTCTTTGTCCGTCTATTCGGTTCCCTCCGATTCTTTACCAAAGTCAAGCGGAGCGATGCTGGAAAGGCAGGCATCACCATCGGAGTCCGAGGTGGAGCGGATTTCTAGGAATTGGGACATTGGACGCAGAGTCTGCAAATGGTAGATTGGAGAAGTGCCGCCGTGTGGCAATTGATCCTGAAACTACTTGGGCTAGAATTAAAAGATGGCCCAGCGCCGTCCTTGCCGAACTTGCCATCCGAATCCAAGGCGAACTCAGCGCCAGAGCCGAGCGTTCCCGTAGCGCCGAAAAAGAAAGAACGCCCCGCAATCGAAAAGCTCGTTGAGATTGCATTGTCTCAAGTCGGAGTTAAGGAAGTTGGGGGCAACAATAAAGGAGCCAAGATTCGGGAATACCAAACTGCAACCAGCTTAAAACCAGCAGCTTGGCCATGGTGCGCTGCCTTTACATCGTGGATAATTCGCGAATGGCTCAAAGATCCAGAAGTTGTCAAATGGTTGAATCTCAAACTTCTCACTCCAGAGAAATGGAGACCCAAGACGGCAGCGGCATTTGGATATATTGAATGGGCTAAATCCCGCCCTGCAACTACCAAGATTTTAACCGAGAAAGCCAAGCCACAAGTTGGAGATTTGGTGGTTTTTGATTTCTCGCATATTGGCATTGTGGTTAAGGTTGGTGAGAAAAACTTCCAGTGTGTAGAGGGAAATACAAACGGCAGAGGAACCCGCGATTCAAAATCTGGGGATGGTGTTTGGCTAAAGACTAGAACATCCTCATTGGTAAGGAATTACATCAGAATTAATCCATCGAAAGTTCAATGAAGGACGAGGCAAAACCCCGCAAGAAAAAAGTCTACCGCAAGCCCGAAGTAAAATCTTGCTACTATTGCGGATCAAATAATATTGAACAAATCCACGTTGCCCATGTCGGAATAATCAAGACATGCCGCAACTGCAAAGAACAAATCGATTAAGTCTATGGCCGTCCACGACGAAAGACTCCAAAAGGTCTTGGACAAGCTATCGAAAGATCTGGTTGAATATTTCGATTCTGGGTTTATTGTGGCCACATTTGAAGAGGGACAGGAAACAAAGAATGCCTTTATCAAGTTTGGCAATGACTACGCCATTGAAGGACTCGTCTCCAACATCCATGATATCCTTTACGGGCAAGCAGAAGAAGATGACGATGATGACGATTTGGATGACGGTGATTTGAAGAAGATCATCAAAGACTCTTAATATGGCCAATGGATTACTATCCTTCAGCTTGCCCGAAGAACAGGTTGAGTTTGAGCAAGCAGTTAAGGCGGGTGATATGTATTGCGTTCTTAATGACCTTGATAACGAGCTACGCAATCATCTCAAGCACAATGCTTATCCTCATTGGAATAACGCTACTGTTGAAGAGATTCGCCAAATTTTGAACGATTTGATGGATAGTAGGTCTATCCATTTTAACTAAACCACAATACATGACTACATTCTATATCTGTGGCCCCATGAGGGGCTATCCAAAACTCAACCATCCTGCATTTTTTGAAGCCGAAGAAACATTGCTTAAAGCTGGACATCAAACCATCAATCCAGCAAGGATGGATCAGCAGCTAGGGCTAGATCCCCACAACTCCCAAATGGACAGCAAGTTCATTGAGGACTGTGCCCGAAGGGACATTGATGCGGTCTTTGAATGCGACGAGCTTGTATTGCTTCCCAAGTGGGAGAAGTCCAAAGGAGCCAGAGCGGAGGTCGCCGTAGCCCAATGGCTAGAAAAACCCTTGCGTCTCTACCCATCTATGGTTAGATTGGACAAAGAAGATGTGTGCGACATTGCCAAGCGCCTTACTTCCTATGATCGCCAAACCGACTACGGAAGTCCGATTGAAGACTTTACCAAACAAGCTAAAATGTGGGGAGCTATCCTTGGAACCAATGTGACCCCGCAACAAATCGCCATGTGCATGATTGCGGTAAAACTTTCCAGACTTACCAACTCACCCCGTCATAGGGATAGCGTGGCTGATATCTGCGGATATGCGCGGTGTTTAGATCTCTGCAACCAAGCAACCTCTCTATGAGCAAAAACATCGCAATCCTTTCGGATTTTCATTGCGGCCACAAGGCTGGACTGACCCCGAAAGGCTACCTTCCAGAAGAGCCTGCTGAAGAACGTGCTCGCTGGATCAACGCAAACAAAGCCTACTACAACTGGTATAACCATCATATCAGGAAGCATGGCCCATACGACATTATCTTCCTCAATGGAGATCTGTTGGACGGGACTGGTAAGAAGTCTGGCGGAACGGAACAAATCACTACCGACATGGAAGAGCAGTGCGACATGGCGGTTAAGATCATTCGTGAAATCCCGAAGACTAAGAAGTGCGAAATAGTTATCACTAGGGGAACGCCCTACCATACTGGTGATGCCGAAGACTGGGAAGACATTGTGGCAGATCGCGTAAGCGCGGCTATTGGAGAACATGAATGGGTGGAAGTAGAGGGGGTCGTATTTGACCTTAAACACCACCCAGCAGGCTCTAGCGGCCTTCCCCATGGTCGGCATACTGGCGTGGCCAGAGACCGCCTCTGGAACATCATGTGGGCCGAAAGAGAGTTACAGCCGAAGGCCGACATCTTCATCCGATCCCACGTTCACTACCACAACTTTGCTGGAGGCCCAGAATGGTTGGGCATGACTACTCCAGCCCTACAGGGGTTTGGTAGCCGCTACGGGGCCAGACGCTGTACTGGTCTGGTGGACTTCGGATTCGTCACATTTCAAGTAAACAAAGGAACATACACATGGCAACCCATCATAGCAAAACTAGAAGAGCAAAAAGCTCCAATGATAAAATTGTAGTCCCGTCATGGGATAGCGTTTGGAAGTCCCTTGAAAGGGATAACACGTTTACCACCATTGAGGCCATGAATGCCGAAGGATGGAAAACAGTGGATCAAGTAATGAAGATTACTGGACTGTCAAGCTCCCGAATTCGCAACATGATCAGCGAAGAGAAGTTTGATCGCGACAAGAAAAGGGTAAGAGACGGTGGTACAATCAAAACCATGAACTTCGTTAGGCCGAAAGTTTAATTTGGAAATTCGCGTAATTGTTCTCCTGTTTGACTATCATAAATTGGCCCGCCTCCGTCATTTGGGTTGTATTCCCAATATTCTGTTACAGCAAGAGACGGAACATATAGCCCTCCGTCATCAATTCCATCGTTAAATAATTCGCAATGGAATTGAAAAATAACACCATTTGCCATAGCCAAATCTGCTTTAACGTAATAAACTCCTTCATCAGTTGATTCAAAAGAGCTTAAAATCCATCCCGCTCTATATGATATCTCGGTGTAACTAATAAACGCTTCCCAATAGATTTTTTGGTTTGCTGGATCAGAATTATTAAACCACGATGGAGATAACGCGAGAATTTGGACGGCTCCTGTATCGTGCGTGTCTTCAATATTCCAGTTTTGCGCCTCAGTCCCACCACTTATTAATCCGCAAACTAAATATTTTTCATTTGGTTCATTGCGCTCAAACGTAGTGGTTACTTCTTTTTCTGGTAGGATAGTTTCTCCTCCGTCAAATATCCTTTCTGGAAGCGTAAAGGTTGCTGTCCACTTTTTCACGCGCCAATAAAACATTAAAGAAGCATCAACACTGTTGATGGTTTTAAGATCTCGATTTAGTGATGCAAACGGATTTTCTAATGGCAAGCACTTTGGAAACAGGCCAAGATGTCTAACTGTAGCCATTTATTATTTTATTTCTTCAACTAAAAATAAATAGTTTTTAGGCTGTCCGTTTTCACAAACATCAAATACCTTCCATTCTAAATTGTTTTCTGGTTGAGGGTTTTCAAGAATAACCCATTCTCCATTTTCGCCAGACGATGGATCCCAATAAATAATATCTCCAAGATTTGTTCCCTGTGGAAGCGGATCAATCTTTTTCCATTCCAAAAATTTGCTTGGATTGGTTTGCGGAACAACCTGCGCGTCATCAGAAAAACTTAATGCATAGACATCATCTGGATTTTCCTTCTCGACAACTGGAGGAATTTTATAAGGAACCCAAGGTGTTCTGCTCATTTAAACGTAATCGTTGGTGATATCGACAAGCAGCGCATCGATCCTAACATAGCTGAACCTATAAGGAGATGCGTTGATTCTGTAAACAAAAAGACCAGTAGGGAATGTTGAGTATTCCGTTGCCGAAAGAGAAGAAGGGGTTATTGAAACGGTTCCAGCTTCGGATGGAAATCCAGTAATATCAATATCAAGATCGCCATGAATGGTTGCTGGGACATTGGCTATGTTTGTCGTAACGCTGCCCATTGTTGAGGTTGACGTAGCCGCAGAATCAAACGAAACAGATTCTGATGTTTCTTCTGATTGGCTTGTTTCAACAATTGCGATTTGATAAGCCCTCGGTCTTACATTCGGCCAAAATTGTATCGATTGATTTTCTTTTTCGTTCCTGACTTTCTGCAAAACTTGATTTGGCGAAGCTGCCCCTTTAGGCAAAAAGAAGACGGCCCTAATGGTCGGAACAACGCCCCTGAACCCCTCTTCGATATCATATCTCAATGTGGCCCCAACGGAGTTTCTTTTCATTTGTGTATAGCTATAGGTGTCTCCGTTTACTGTCGGAGCTTCGCTCTGTGCCTGAACTCCGTTGGCCGCTGCACTTATCGACATGAGTTTGTCTGGAAGCGCGACCTCAATCATGTCTGGGATTTCCCAGTAATATTCATCAAGGGATTGTTGCGCGTCTTCAACATCGTAGCGGATGACCTCGCTATAAACCACATCCCTCGGAGTTACCCTCTTTCTGTTTCCTTCGGTAAACCTTGAAGATGTGGCGCTGGCAAAAACTCTCTTATACGGGATTACTATATCAAGCTCTTCATCGTAGTCCTGCCCACGAAGGATTGGCATGAGGTTTTCGGACGGGATGTTTCCGTCTTCGTCGGCCTCTTCTGGGAACTGTTGATTTATTGGTTGAAGTTTGACCTTACGCCTTAATTTGTAGTTTCCCCCAACATTGGTAAGTTCATCGGAAACTGTTCCGTATTCTGGAATCCCGAAAATATCACTGGACGGAAATTCTTCTGTTACAGTGGCAAGCCCGCCGCCAAGCTCAGATGTATAGACCTTACCCTCAAGTGAAGAATTTGATTGAAGACCCCTGTAGGTTTTGCGGATTCTTTTTACAAATTCCGTAACCTGTTGTTCGCTCTTTGACAACTGATATTGTCCATCAACCACATCGAATGTGATATTGTCGGGAACTATACCAGCTTCTAGGATTTCTTCTGAACGAAGACCAGAAAACACCCTAAACTTTTCGGGGGTAATATCAATTGTTTCAAGAGACCTTGTTTTTCCAGCGAAGACGGCGGGAATCTCAACTTTTCTTTCGACCAACGATTCTTTGTCTTCGGCGTTTGCCTCGACAGTAAGAAGCGCGGTTAACTCTGGGGGAACATATCCATTAGCAGCCTTTCGTTGTGCGGTGATGGTGGCAAGTTGTCCTTCGTTATTGGTAACCTTGCTAACGAGTTGCGGGCCAGCAACAGAGTAAGTTTGGACTACCTTATAGGACAAAAATTCATTGTATGGCTCGTAAGAGATTTGGGTAATAACCCCGTTTTCATTTTCAAGACTGGCGGTCTCCTCTCCAGTCGGGACAATGAGTTGGCGGCGTTCCTTGACTGGCCCACGGGACGGATCATAAAAATCCCGATCCTTGATGGGGAAAAGAGAATTGCCATCTTCGTCGGTCTTGATTGACCAAGTCTCTTCAATCTCTAGAGAGACAATGGCAGAACCATCGCGTCCTTCGTAAGATATCTTTCTATCGGAAGCCAAGTCGGCCTGTTGGCCCTCATTCTTGACGGCCCTGCGTCTTCCTTGAATCGGGCCTAGATCATCATCATAGCGGGTAAAAGGAACCCAAGGGGCGGGCAGGATCTCGTAAACGTGGGTGACAATCTGATCTCCAGAGGCTGGTTGCGCCCCCGTGAACACATGGTTGGGATAGCGTTTACTGTCGGGGTGCGGACTAAGATCCTCTGGGACTTTGTAGCCAGCGGTTCTTGGATCTCGCTTAATTCCAATTACGGGATAGTCACGATCACTTGCCGCATAGGAAACAACATATGATCTGTCGATAGGAGGATAATCAGCCATGGAGAATCCCGAAAACCTACTCTAAAAAGAAGGTGGCGGCAAGATGATTTTCCTCTTGCATCATTCCGTATCTTTGCTAAATTTCACAGTGGAAGACATTCGTCTTCCTGTTTTCATGTGTGTGGGCGGGGTCGGGCTAAAAACTCGGCCCCGCTTTTTTTGAACACTTGACAAGTTGGGTTGTCGGATATAACGAACATCTACCTATATGGCATATCAATCCAACCAACCCAAAGCACCAGTCCTCTCACATTTCACGCTCGCGAAAAACGGGCCAAAGCTCGTAGTCATCAAATCAGCCCCCAAGTGGGTGAAGAATAACAGCCTATGCGTTATCGAATTGATCGTTGACGGCGTGGCTCATGTGTATTTTACTGAGAATAAGGATATTGCGTCGAAGTTTCAGCAATATGTTGGTAAGTCTGTAGTGCTTATTGCCTCTGGCAATTCCAAGCAGAAGACCGATTCCATGGAGATCCAGCCTGCTGGGGTTCCTGCTTCCAGCCTGCCCGCCGCCCAGAGTGGGCCACAATCGCCCCAGAAGCCCGCAGAAACAGTTATTACGGCCCCACCCCACAAAGACAAAGAAGCCAAGCAATTCCTCTGTCAGGCGGCAAATCTGATGCGCTTGTGTGTCAAGAAGGCCAATGATATTGCGGTGGAACTAGATTTGCCTAATGAACACAGGCAGGGTATTGCCAGCAGCCTCTTTATCAATGCCGACCGCCATGGGTTTGTTTCTTCAATGCCAATCACTCCGTATAAACCAGATCAATATGGCTGGGGTTCAAGCAAAGAAACATCCCTAAAAGTCCCAATTCCAAATGAAGAATAAAGAATCAATAGATTTTTTAGAAGCATCTAAATGTTTGGAATACTGTCCGAACACTGGAGTTTTTCATTGGAAAGTTTATCGCTCGCGTAATGCAAAAGCAGGACAAATTGCTGGAACTGGGCACATTGCTGGCTATACCCAAATAGGATATAAACAAAAAATATACTTAGCCCACAGACTGGCGTGGTTTATGTTTTACAAAAAGTGGCCATCAGAACATATAGACCATATCAATGGGAACAGAAAAGATAACAGGATTTGCAATCTAAGAGAATGCACTCATTCACAAAATCTTTTAAATAGGACAAAACAAATCAATAACAAAACTGGACACAAAAATATTTTTCTGGAAGGCCGAAGCAAAAAATACATAGTAAAAATAAATAAGAACAAAAAGGTTCACTATGTTGGTAAATTCTTAAAACTTGAAAACGCAATCAAAGCAAGAGACCGCGCCCACAAAAACATCTGTGGCGAGTTCTCTAAAATCTAATGACTGATGAACGAGAGCGCGGAGATTCCAGCCGAAACCACGGCATCGAAATTCTGTCGCATGATAAGGGATCATTCCTCGTTCAAAGTCGGTCTCATCGCGAGGACTACTACTTGGTGGAGTTCACTACCGATGAAGCGGGAGACATCACAGGATGTTCCTGCACTTGTTCAGGCTATCACTTCCGCAAAGAGTGCTTCCACATCCGATACCTCTGCAAACTCTTGGGCGTCGAAACGCCGAAGCCAACAAACAACCAACTAATAGCAGCATAACAATATGAAGAGATCCAAAGGACAGAAAAAAGTGGCAACCGTAATGCGTGAATTTTCCAAGGGGAAACTCAAAAGCAGTTCGGGCCAGAAAGTGACTAACCGTAAAATGGCCCAAGCAATCGCTCTTTCGGAAGCTGGCATGAGCAAAAAGAAGAAGGGCAAATAATACTTTGGCAACGTCAGCCAGCATTACGGGTCGCAACCGTGGGCTACAATGGCGTGACAGCAGGAGAGACTGCACATCTTTTGAACGCCGAAACAAAACCACGGTCTAAACCCACATGTCCATCATCAGTAATATCTACAATCTCCCGCAACCCTTCGTAGACCTCGTCAGCGAGGATACCTACAGTAAGGGCGAGTCCGACATCACTACTACGGGGCTGGCTCAACCTCCTAAGATTTCTGAACTATGGAGACGCCATGGCAATGAGATCACCATAGACTGTTCTGAGAAAGTGTGGACAATGCTTGGAACGGCCAATCATTACGTTCTGGAGCAAGTGGCGAAACGCAATCCTGAACGCTACGTTTGCGAGCAACGATTCTACGTCTCAATTGATGGCGTCAAGCTTGGAGGACAGATCGATCTCTATGACCGCGAGACTGAAACCCTATGGGACTACAAGGTTAGTAGCGTCTACAAAGCCATGAGCGATGACAGGCTTGAGTGGACAAAGCAAGCCAACGTCAATAAACTCCTCTGCGAACACAACGGCATCCATCCCAAGAAACTGGCCATCCTGCTTGTTTGTAAGGATTGGAAGCGCAAGGACGCCGAATTCAAGGCCGACTATCCCAAGTGCGCCATCCAAGAAATTCCGCTCCAGATTTGGCATGAGGCCGAAACAATGGCTTACATTCGTTCCCGTATCGCCTTGCACAATGCCGCAAAGCTGGTAGAAAAAGAGGATGACATCCCCGTCTGCACCGAGGAAGAGCGTTGGAGTAAACCCACAACGTGGGCCGTCCTCAAAGAAAAAGGAGCGAAACGTGCCGTTAATGGTGGCGTTTACGGATCTGAGGCTGAAGCTTTGTTACACTCAAAAAGAATCGGTGGTCATGTTGAGAAACGGGAGGGTGAAGAAACAAGATGTCTTAGCTATTGCCAAGTCAGGCAATGGTGTAACTTTGGAAGAAAACTAACAAAATAAAACTATGAGCATAGAATACAGAGGAGAAAAGTTCAGTGGCTATAACAAGCCAAAACGCACGGCCAATGGCCCCAAAAAATTCGCCGTCCTTGCCAAGCAGGGAGACGAAGTAAAACTGGTTCGCTTTGGTGACCCAACAATGTCGATCAAGAAAGACCAGCCAGCCCGAAAGAAAAGCTACTGTGCGCGTTCTGGCGGCATCAAGGGAACAAGTAACAAACTGTCGGCCAATTACTGGTCGCGTAAAAAATGGGAGTGCTAATACTATGAAAAAACGAGGACTATACGACAACATTAATGCAAGGAAGAAGTCTGGCACTAGTCGCCCGAAATCCAAATCTACTATCGATCCCAAGGTCTATAAGAAGATGAAGGCCAAGAAGGGCGGATTCAAAGAGAAATGAAACCACACCCAGACGATAATATCTTCAAGGTCAAAGACTTTATCAACGAACTCTCCAAGGTTCAGGACTCCTACTTTGAAAGTCTTTGCAATGAATTTGATATTGAAGAAGGCAATCTAAAAGATCATCTATTTGACTACGTCTATAATGAACAGAAAATGGTAACCTTTGGGGAATATCTTGATGGTTTCGGGCTTGGTCATCTTTGGGACGGGCTGTGACCCTCAATATCTTCACGATTGTCCTTGATGGCTCTCCGTGGATTGGGGCGCAGTTTGCGGAGTTGTGCCGACTAAGAGACGTTGATTGGCATTGGTCGATTGTCGAGGGTGCAGCGATGCCCCAGAAAGATACAGCTTGGATGGGCAACCAGACGGGTAAAGTCTCCCACGATGGCACATATCAGTTCCTTCAAGCCCTAGCGTCCCATCCCCGAATAACGGTCAACAGCAAATCCGAATGGGGTGGAAAAACGGAGATGATCAATGCCGCATTGACCGCCCTCAAGAAAGACGGCGTATTACTTCAAATGGATAGTGATGAGTTGTGGACAGCACAGCAGATGAGTGATCTCATTCCAATCTTTGATGGCAACCCCGAAATCAACACTCTGAAGATCAAGATGGATTACATGCTTGGGCCTAATGTAAAATCCACATCCACAGATGGTTACGGTAACAGGAAGGATGAGTGGATTCGGGCTTGGAGGTATAGTGTTGGGCTTTGGATGGAGCGCCATGAACCTCCCGTGTTCAATGGGAATAGAGGTAAGATTTGCGAACGAGACGAATCAACAGCTATGCTAGGCCCAATCCTCCACATGGCATGGGTGACCCCGCAACAAGTAGCCCAGAAACAAAGGATCTATCGGGGTGGATACGAGAATGCTTGCGAAGACTGGGAAAGGTTGCAGAAGAATATGAACTGGCCAGTCAAGGATCTGAAACAGTTTTTGCCATGGGTGGGTAGCGGGGCTTCGGCGGATTTACTTTTCAAGCAATAATCTGCTATTGACCTTCTAGAGAGGGCATGGTAACTTCGCGGGCAAAATGTCCTCATTAAGTCTAGGTCTCGCTTGCGAGAGAATCCCCACATCAGTAAAACCAGTTGCCGATCCTCC